CAGTGACCTCCCCGTTTGCCGCGCCTACTGACATGGTCATTGCGACCATGCCATCAATGCGGCCTGTTGCTTTGGATTTATCAAGCTTGCGGTTTCCTGCAGCGTCCTTCACCACAACGGCATTCACTGCGCACATGGTCAGTACCGGATGCATGCCGTGCCTGACGCGCCCGTTCAGCATCAGCGACTCCAGCGTATCAACCGCTGGACCCATATCCTTGAATCCCTGACCGAACTCGACCAGTGGCAGTGAAAGGCCAATGGCATCAGCATCTTTTCTGAACTGGTCAATACGCCATCGGTCGAAGGCAAGAGAGGTGAGATCGAAATCCGCGATAATTTCGGCTATGTCATTAACCACAAAAGCGTAGTCCACCGATGCGCCGGGCGTTGTCCGCAATAGTCCCTCACGCACCCATACGTCATAGGGTGCGCGATCTGTTTTGGTTCGTTCGCTGAGTGTTTTTTCTGGCGTCCAGAAGAACGGGAAGAAGTCCCAGATTCCGTCTTCACCTTCACCGGCCACCACGAAGGCGGTTAAATCATTCCGCGCTGACAGGTCCAGCCCCGCATACCATTTACGCGGCGTGTTTACCGGCTCGTTTCCACATAACTCCCACACGTTACGGGAAATAAATGGCGATACCGTTGATACGCGCTGATTAAGGTTCAGGTTGCGGAAGGTGTTTTCAAAGCTGGGCATTCGTCCGGCCTTTTCAGCCTGGCGCGACATGTCTTTTTCAGACCTGAAGGTTCCCAGCGCCGGGTTTGCCGCAAGCCAGCTCTCGCGCTTACTGATATCCGCCTCTTTTGGCGCTTCGTAAACGTGGCAGACGATATGCGGGTCTTTCGATTTCACCGCATCGTCTATCCATATGCTCAGCAGATCAGCATCATTTGCCGCCTGCGTACTGATGACAATCAGCAGCGGGCTTTCATGCGCACCCTGCGCCGTAGTTATCGCATCAATAAAATCATCCTGCGGCCCCCGCACCTGTCCGGTTTCATCAAGAATTGCCAGGATGGGTGACAGGCCGTGCGTAGTTTTCCCCTCAGCGGACAGCGCTTTGTATTCGACATTGCAGGGAAGCCCGATCAGCTTTTTACCACTCGGGGTGATATGAACAATTTCCTGAAGTTTTGGATTCAGGTTGACCATCTTCACCGCGAGGTTAAAAACAATGGCCGCCTGCTCACGGCTTAAAGCACCACTGACAATTTGCGTGTTCTGCACTGCTTCGGGTCCGACAAGATGAGCAAGCAGGATTCCGGCAATGAGACCGGTCTTACCGTTTTTACGGGCAATGCTGAGGATCGCCATGTCTGTTCCGGCGGTGTTGTCGTAAACCGCTAGGATAAAATCTTTTTGAAAAGGGTCGAGCTTCATTGGCTGACCAAGCAGCTTACCTTCAGGCACAATGCAAAAGCGCTCAATGAACGCTATTACACGCTCACCTCGCGTCGTCATAGGCTGTTATCCGTGCTTAGGGAAGGCGATCAGGTTGTCATCCTGATTTTCATGTTCGGTTTTGGTGCTGCGGGCAGCGCGGTCGTTCTGATTGCGTTTCTTCTGGTCCCGGCTCTCCCCGTTCGTGGCATGAGAGTGAATCTGTAAATCCCGGCGCTGCGCAAGAATGGTCCGCTGCAGTTCCGTTATCTGCTTTCTCAAATCCTTTATCAGACCCTCATTCCGCCCTTCGCCACGCATGCGCTCTTCTTTGCGCAAATCCCGGCGTAAAACGGTGATATAGAGCTGATTATTGGCAAGCTCAGCGGCTGCCAGCAGGTCTGCAGGCGTCCAGCTGTCCAGAGCTTTTGAACGGATATTGTCATGCCAGAAAGGTTCGGCTTTTTTCTCCAGACCCGCATGAACCGGGGGCTGGATGGTGTCCTCGGTTGCATTCTGCATGGCCTGAACTGCTGCCGACGAACTGTCGGAGCGGGTTCTTTTTTGTGCCATATGTCAACACCTTTAAAACTGAAAAAATCGGGTTAGCATTAAAATCAAACTTTGGCGGCGGTCATTTGGAGCAAAGGGTTTGAAGATTTACCCTCCCCCCCTGCCCTGATGAGATTGATTCTCATTTGATATAGTTGCAAATGAAATGATTTCACTTGTTTACATGTTCGGGGCCATCGCATTGCAATTCGGCACCAACCAGACCAAGGGCAATCGTCGCCTCTCCATCGGGGTAGTCTGTCAGGAGCTGACGAATTACTTTTTCAGCCTGCTTAACTTTCGCCTGACTCTCTTCAGGCAATGAAGCAATGAGTCCTTTGAACATCAGGATCGTCTGTTGGTCTTGTGTCATTACCTGCTCCAGTGAGATGCGGGGTCGAGTGGGTAGCCGCTGGCATCGCAGCCAATGACTGTGCCGCTCTTCTCCATTCTCTGTTTGGTTGAATCGTGATGCGCTTTACACAGTGGCTGCCAGTTCTCTTTGCTCCAGAACAGGTGCTGTGCTTTCGATATCGCCAATGGATTGGCTGACTTCAGCGCGTCTTTGAGTTTGTGCGGTTCGATATGGTCAACAACTGTGGCCGCTGTGATACGTCCCTGCTGCTCGCACATCGCACATAGCGGATGCTGCTGCAGGAAACGCAGTCTGGCTTTATCCCATCTGCTGCCATAAATGCGTGGCTCTTTGATGTCTCGATTCATTAAATAATTTGTCACCTCATGTATTAAGAATTATCTTAATTACTCACTTTTACAGGAGTTAAGTTATGGCGAAATACACGGTGCGCGTTGAACTTCATGATGCTGAAGGAAATGATTACGACAAACTTCATGAGGAGATGAGAAAGAGAGGATTCTCAAGAATATTAAAAATTAATGGTGTCCGTTACCATCTTCCAACAGCGGAATACTCAATGGTTGCAATATCTTCCCGCGTGCGTGTTTTGAAGAGGGCTGAGGCGGCAGCAAATGCAGTTAAGCCTCATCCGAAGCCTTCTATACTTGTGACATCCTCTGCATTATCTCGCGTTTTTTCGGGACTTAAAAAGGCCTAATTGAGAGAAGTCCCGGCTACTCTAGGCTTTCTTATGCCAGCCTCCATGCTCTACGGCGCTCTGTCCTTAGTTCGTTGTCCGGGTGCCGCTCTACTGTTGGCAGGTCAGCATGATCTACCAACGAGTAACATGGGTAGATAACGCGGCGACCATAAGCATCACCTACTGCATAATCAGCAGCGAGCGTTTGATTCCATCGGGACAGCACTAGCTGAACCCTGCTCTTTGGCAGGCTGTAACAGACACCGTGAATCAGCTTGCTCATCACAAGGTAATCACTGTTTACTCTGTCAGAGTCCACCAGCATGCCGGCGATCTCTTTCTGATACTGTGGCGGCCTGCCCGTCCCAAGATAGAAGCTAATGAGGTCATCGGGGAAACGGCTGAGCCAGGCTGTTACCTTCTCAGTGAAGCCGTTAACCAGAATCGCATCATCCTCAAGAATCACTACCCGGCATCGCTGCTGGCTGGCCCACTCAATAGCGCGGCGATGGTTCCAGTTCGCGCCATGCTGATCCTCATCAATCAGCAGGTGAGCGCTAAGCAACTGTGCAAGCTGTTCTGCTTGATGCCTGCGTGAGTAATGCCCCACAACCACAAAACTTATTTGTGCTTCCACCAGGCGAACTCCTTACCGATGCCTTCTGATTTGAACACTGTGTGCACATGGGGGCCGATGACCAGCCTGTCACTGTATCGATGCGCAGCAATGCCAAAGGCAATCATGTCGCCAACAGCTGCAGCTTTCACTTCCTGTTTCCAGAAGCGCAGCGATTCGATGTGGTAATAGAGGCGGACGATGCCATGGGCTATTGCCATCACGTCAGCACGAGCGCCACCAAGAAGACCGGCATTCAGCATCACATCATTCTGGTGCTCAGCGATAAACGCCTGATAGACACCTTCAGGATGCTGCTGCTTAGACCATGCGTCTGCATAGGTTTTAGGTTCGGAACCAACGTAAATTTTGCCCTGCTCCATCCCTTGCCACGGTTCACGCAGCATCTCAACGTCAGTGCCATCTGTGCACCAGACAAAGTTATATTCAGGATGATCTCGAAGGTGCTGCCAGATATGGAGCCAGCGCCGGAAGTAGACATTCATGTTCACATCACGAACGGCTATTAACGACGCGCCTGCCGGTGCGGTATTCAGTTCGTCCGCAAGCACCACTGCCTCACCGCCTTTTACCGATGCGGACCATGCAGCAAGCAGGTCAGGCGATGCTGTCATTTTAGTTCCGCGCTGTGGGTCAGGCTGACTGGTCAATAACGTAGTAATCACCACGTTGTGCTGCTGCCGGTATTCGGCGTATCCGGTATAGCCGCTGTTGCGGCGCTCATTGTGAATGGTCACGTTGCGCTTCACCTGCGCGTCACGGTCAGGCTTAGAAACTGAGCGCTCTACTGCCTGATGCTCATCAAGCGAGTAAATCAGCTTGTCTGATCCAACGACATCAGCGAACGCCCAGCTGGTTAATCCTGCATTGTGGATGCGCAGCGCCAAATCAGAGTGCTCATACATACCGCGCTGATAGATGGGATCGAAACCGCCAACCTTCTCAATGGCGCTGCGGTGGTAATAGAGCATCACGCCGCGCTGGCCGGTATAGGCTATGTGCCGGTCATCCCGGTAGAGAACCGCAATGTCGTTAAGCTTCTGCCCTGTGGCAAAGTCCTGAAACTGGTAAGCCAGGTGTGGCTCAGGCGATTCAATGTATGGTTGTTCCCAGCCACCAGCAATCGGCCAAGCATCATCGTCCCAAAGGAAAAGGTGCTCACACCCGGAATCAATGAGCGCCTCAAGGCTCGCGTTCTTAGCGGCCACGATACCGCGTGAGACGTCATACCGAATGACACGGACACCTTCAGGCGCTGTCACTGGTTTTGCTGAACCATCATCAATAACAACCACCAGCGCACCGGCTGGCAAAAACTTCAGTTGATGATCTAGTGCGCGGGATATGACGTCATGGCGGTTATGGGTGCTGATGGCGATACCAATATTCGATGCTCGCTCAGTTACCGGCGCATAGCGCACGCCATCAATCATAACGTCCATTATTCAGAGTTTCCTGCTGGCTGGATATAGTCAACCCTCGGAAATGGTGAGACCACCCGCCGATGATTCCTTGTGTTTATGCTGAAAAGTAAACTCATTGAATGCAGTTTTCAGAACAAAATAAAAGCCGCCCTAAGGCGGCTTACTAAAACTTGCGACTTTTTTGAAGAAGCATTGCTATATCGCCCTTTGCAAGCAAGACCATATTTTCATTAGCCCCTATGAGGGTATAAATCCCCATCGATTTGAGCTGCGAATATAGCTCCACGCTAGTGCCTTGCTTGATATTCCTGAACAACTCTTGACTGATGCCGTCACTTTTTATCTCAACGTATTCAGTGTCATCTTCTTCATCGTAAAACGTGCTTGCTGACATGGCGGGGAAATTGCTGCCGATAATAGTTACGACTATCTCTTCCATATTAACCTCATGATTGCAGTTCAACTATGAGGTTAGATGACAAAATAACTCCATGCAATCAATATTTTAGTTGACGAATCCGTCAGCGCAGTGTCGCAACGCTTCATAGCGTGGCTAAACGTTATCCCTTGTCGGAGACTTAAGATCGATTCCTCAGCTACGGCAAAGGCTAAGATAAATCAGAAATAGTCTGGGATATTTTTACTTTAACATGATTATTGATCTTCAATTCAAAACGCTCCCCTGTTGACAACACAGCAAAGCACTTAAGTTTTTTTACATCTAGGTTTGCTTCTAACAAACGTTTAGCGATTCTATTAAACCAGCAACCCTCTTCATCACGTAAAATGATGCGGTAGTTAGCTTCATCGCCATGCTCAAGGCGAATAGGCAACTTATCTGATTCAGCATTTTGGAATAGCTGTTGAAACTCATGGTCTTTGCCGTTCATCCAGCATATATAGCTCAACTTAACGGTATGAAGGGTTAGACTAACAACGGTCACAGCTAAAACCTGAAAGTCATCTTCGCCAGAAAATATCCTACCTAATCGCACCTTTCCTTTAACAAAAGACTTGGGCTTTCTTAAGGCAATGAACAGGGATGCCAACACTGCAGCAAATGTTGCGATCCCAGAGAACCATGCCCCCCACATTGACCAAAAGGCCCAATTTGCTGACTCTCTTGCTGCAGCAAGAGCTTGAATTGCTATTTCGCTTTCTGTCATATGCTCTCCTTTGTAGAGTGCATTTTACATCAAGCATTGCTCCCGAATGTACTGCTGTAATCCGGCTATTTGCTTTCCGGCGACTGCGATTCGTTCTCTGAGGGTGAAATAATC